GCAGAATTGTCTTTCTGAGGTAATAGCATTACCTTCATAATCAAAGCACCATTCTTGTCCTTCGTCTGTATCGGAAGAGAATTGAATATAATATCCCATCCTCCTAACTTATTTTGAAAAGCCTTACCAATATTATGCCAGTAAGTCTTGCCGTCTTTTCCCTCAAGTGGGACAACTGCATTTAATCTATCAACCATGAAAATCTCCTTGTTAAAAGTTGAAAAATATTTTTGTGGCACCCCCACATACGCATACGCACCCCACCCCCCCTAGGCATGCCTCTAGACACCACGTCTATTTTTTTTATTACAGGTGGTTTGCAACGTATCCTTTGCTTTGCATTTCTAGACTTCACTCTAGTGTTGCTAAATTTAATCAAACTTCAATCTCCTTTTAGGTCTCATGGCCTTTGCCAGATCTTTGATCACATCCTTTGCACTCTGTGGCTCTGGCTCCAATGCTTTGAGTATGTATGAGATAGGAAACAGCGGAGGCTTACTTGGATTCTTCTTACCTCTCAATATACTTCTTATCTTTTTAGTTAGATCGTACTGATCCTGGTATTCAATCAACTTCAACATCTGCTGCCAATCTCTTCGATCTGGAATGAACTGTACTTTATAGATTTCCAAATGCAATTTCTGGTATTCCTTCATCATCTCCAATTCATTTATTTTATTCTCTTTAATAGTACTTCTTATATTATTATTTAGTCTAGTTCTATTGAGTCTTATTTTATATGCATCTGGTGCATGTTCTGATATGCGTGTGGTGCATATTTGATTGTCTTTATTATTCTTTTTTTCCATGAGCTTTATTGTATTTTTTTCCTGTTGAGATTGCAACTCTTCATCTTTATTTAACGCTCTTGAATATACTTCTCTATCGCTCATTGATGGATCATACATTACTCGATAGATACTTGACTTACCATATCGAGAAGGCTTGGTGATTAGTGGTGAACCTTTCCGAAGTCTATTGATGTATCCCCATTCGAGTAGAGATGTGATGGCTCTGGATACAGTGGATTGAGTTCTCTGGATTCTATTAGCTATGTATTGCTGAGATGGATAACATACTCCTGTATAATTATTGGCACTACTACAGATAATACATAACACCATGAGTTTATGTGGTTGTCTCATGAATCGTTTATCATTCAAAGCTCTGGACGGAATAACAGTGAATGGTCCTGTGCTGTAAACACTCTGGACGTTATTCTTCACTCCGTTACTCAGTATCTTCTTGCGTCTCTTCTCTTCGTAGTCTGTAGTCATTCTTAACAAATTGTTCATTACATTTATACTCTAATACTATTTTATTACCTGTTACAACGAATCGTTCATCACTCCAGAATAATCTCCCACACCAATCACATTTTAACCGATGAGCTTTATACTTTGTTACCATTGGCTAATCTGTTATGACAATCAACGTGTTCTTTAATTAATTGCTGCAATACACCGCCATAGGTAAGGTTAGTTGTTTTTCTCACTAAATACATATCCTGTATATCCTTTAACTTCATATCGTTATTCAGACAATCCAACATAAACTCTGCAGCTTCTATTGCCAACAGTCGATGAGTCTCACCTCCATGATTATATTTCAACGTCACTTGGTGCATCTCCATCAGTTTTATCGTCTCCTTGATTCTCCTGTAATCTATTTACTTCGTTTATTTCATAGTCCAGAAGTCCGATATATCGACACAGAT